AGTGTCAGAAGTTGATATTACAATGCAAGGCATTGATCAAGTATCTACCTTTGCAAGTCTATTAGAAACAAACGTTAATAAAGCCCAATTAGATATGATGCCAGCACATTTGACTGACCTGGGGTTTATACCAGAGAAACAAATTAAAGTTAGATTTGGACCAAAAGCCAACCGACGAGGGGTACAAGGATTAGCAAACTTTAACTTAGAAACCAAGCCTTGGGCAGGCGCTGCTAATACAGCGTCCAATGATGGAAAGGCGGTCGATCTTAGTGGTGTTGACGGGCAAACTATAACCCTAGACACTAAAACAGCTATGGGTACATTTATAATACAATCAATAACAAAGAACTGTCCAAAGTTTGCATCTTATGTACTTGAAAATCAAAAGCTAGGCGATACACCACATATAGTATGTACGCCTACTGTAAGATATATAACAAATGCTATGAACACAAGGAGAACAGCCGTAACAACTCGGATGATACTTGATGCTGAAAGAGAAGCTGCAAGACCATCAGCGTTAGGTGGTGGTGGCTCAGATGTTGGAGGCGCAAATGCAGTTGGCACTGGCACAGGAGCTGATGCATACAACAAGCCAACAGAAATTACATTTACAATTGAGATTGGAATAAACAGCACATCTCCTGGCGAGAAACATCGAATAACTTTTGCCGATACAAAGTGGCAAGTAGATAAATGGAAAAGATTACCAATTCAAAAGGCATACCAGTATCAGTACACAGGATTAAATACAGAGGTACTAAACTATTCAATTGACATTGAGTCGTTGTACACAGTAGTTAGGATACCACAGGGCGGGTACTATCATGCAGATAAGAAAGAACAGTTTACCCCAACTAATGCTAAAAAGATTACTCCATTCTTAGAAGATATACCATATGACAAGATACCAATAAATTACAATGACATGGTAAAGTATACAGATCAAGCAGCTGGTATACACGAGCAACGAAATAGTAGTAATGAAGGATCTGACGCACTACTTGCATCCATGGCTGGTGATATGGCAAAAAGAGAATATGATGCATACGGATTTAGTATGGAAATAAAAGGCGACCCTTATTGGATGGGCGGAAGTTTACAAGCAAGCGTAGATGGCCCACAACCACCTGACTATACTTCAGAAGATGCATTAATAACTTTTTTACAATATAATCCTAATGCAGAGGACTTGCTAGAACATCAAGAACGCGGCCCAATAGATCTTGTATCAAGTGGTGTATATAAATTAACATCAATTGAAAGCAGATTTCAAGGCGGAAAATTTACACAAACATTAATAGGCTATAAAGATACTACTACAAATAGCTTTTTAATATTACCACAATTAATAGACATGGGAAAATAAAATGGCAGGATATATATTAAATGACGGATACAATGTTTCACGCAAAGGCAAACAGTCTAGTGAACACAATATTAATACACTTAGTGGACTATACATTGGTGTGGTTATGGACAATGCAGATTCGTTGAGCTTAGGTAGAATAACCGTACAAATATCAGACTTTGGATCAAAAGATAACCAACGCATTTGTATGCTAAGTACACCGTTTGGTGGGCACACAGCTATTAAAGATTCCGGAGATGACGAAACTAAAGAATCACAAGCACCAATGAGTTATGGCATGTGGCCTCAGCCTCCAGAGATAGGAACTAATGTCGTAGTAGCATATACCGGTAGCCAGGAACAAGGAATTGTTATGGGCAGTCTAATAGCGAAAGATAGAAACGCTATGATGGGTGGCAAAGCTAGTGGACAGGTTTATGCAGGTACAGATAAGAGTTTAGGACCTATGGTTGATAAAAATCCATACGATCAGAATGATAGTGACACACGACCATTAGATGAATACCAAATGGCTGTACTCAATGCACAAGGTCTAAGTTTAGATTACGTCAGAGGACATAGCCAAAGTAGTGCTAGACGAGAAAGTCCAAGCAAAGTGTTTGGAATAACAACACGTGGCGGCCATGTGTTAACACTAGACGACGGTGATGCATCTGGCAACAGTCAAAACATTAGACTACGAACTAAGGGCGGCGCTCAGATATTAATTGATGATACAAATAATTTTATATTTGTTACAACACAGAACGGTGACACTTGGTTTGAAATGAACGAAAGTGGTAAGCTAGATGTATATGCTAAATCTGGAATAAGTTATCACACAGAAGGCGACTTTAATGTACATGCTAAAGGAAACATTAACATGCAAGCAGAGCAAGGAGTTAATATAAAAAGTTCTGGAGCAGACGGTATTAAGTTAGAAACAAGTGTAGGTAGCATTGATATCTACAGTGCATTGGATATGAACATACAAGCCGATGCAAACCATAATTTAAAAGTAGCAGGAAACATAATTGCTAAAGGAACAAGAGTAGATTATAATGGACCAGTTCCAGCTGATGCTAAAAAGACGGCAGTACAAAATCAAAGTGCTAACGCAAGTGTAAAAACTAGTGCCACAAGCAGAGTACCAGAGAAGCATCCTTGGTTAGGTTCGGAAGGTGTCCAGGAAACATTTACTACTGGTAAAGGGAATACAGCCTAATGGATTTTAAATTAAATAATGAAATCAACACAACCACACTAATTGACTATGGGTTGTTTAGTATCATTGACAATGATGCTGTTCGTATACAACAGCAACTGTCTGACTTAGAAGCAAGTGATAAATTAATTAATTTAAAATTAAGGACAATAGGATGGTCTGGAATTAAAGAATTGGTTGACAACACATACATAATCGGGTATGCTAGTAAGAAACAAGAATTAGCAGATGGTGTTGGGATGCTAGAACAAATAGCTTACAACACATGGATTGAAGAGTTTAAAGATACAGAACGTATGTTTAAGAAAAACTTTCCATTACCTACGTTGTCGCAATCACAGTATGATGCATTGTTAAGTTTATATTTCGACACAGGCACATATCGTAAGGTTGGCACAGAACTAAGACAGTTTGAACTTAGTGAATTTATTACCGATAGGAAATGGGATCACGTAGCGACATCAATGACACTCAGTGGAAGCAATAGATTAGTAAGACAATATGATGCAAAGGTATTAATGCTAGCAGATTACGGTACTACTAAAGATAGATCATTAATTAAAGAACAAGGCTTACAAACTTTGTTAAAACGTTATAGTACAATGGGTCTAACTGATCCACAAAAAGCCCAGGCCGAGTATGTGTATTATGCAGAGACAAAAAGATTCCTACCAAACTTAGCTGAGAGTAGAAAAAGAATCTTAGTAAAACAATCAGTTAACTAGTTCAAAACTATTTTAAATACATATATATTCGCAGGGAAAATCTACATTGACAGACTACAGTGTCCTTTTACTTAATGCCAACGGGCAACCTTTAAGCATATTGCCGCTCAGCACAATTAGTTGGCAGACAGCCGTGAAGGCTTTATTTGCACACAAAGTACATACAATAAGTAATTTTGAAAACAAATTCTTAAGGAGTACTACAATAAGTATTCCATATCCTAGCATAGTTATGTTAAATGCTTATCATAGACAGCCCAATAGAGCAAAGTTTACAAGACGAAATGTTTACATCAGAGACAATTACAAGTGTCAATACTGCAATGAGCAATTCTTTGCAGGCGAGTTAACATTGGATCATGTTATTCCTAGATCAAAGGGTGGCAAGTTAACATGGGATAACACTGTTTCAGCATGCGGTCCTTGTAATGTTAAGAAGGCCGATCGTATGATACGACCATTAAACAAGCCAGTGGTTCCAAGCTGGCACTATATACAGAACTCAAACAAGCACCACACTCTGCATATTCCAGACATGTCGTGGCAAGATTATGTAAAATGGCCCGAAGATAAGCTAATTTTGCTTTCATAAACTACAGTTATAATTTTTAGCATAAATAGTTGTATGAACAATATAATTGGATACACAACAGTAGAACAGCCATATACAAGCAAAAACCTATTAGGTATAGATTTAGCTAAACGAGACCTCCTGAATCACTTTGCAATACGCAAAGGAGAGAAGTGGACGGACCCAACATTTGGTTGTGACTTACCGTACTACGTGTTTGAACCGTTGGATACTAATACTACTGAATCTATCAAAGAGGAAGTCTTTGCAGTCATTAGTTATGATCCACGTTTTGAAGTAGAAGATACCAATATAGATATTAATCAGGATAAACACAGCGTTACTATTAAAGTAAAGCTAGTGTATATACCCACTACAACTGTAACAGATTTACAGATAAAGTTCGATAGAGAATTCGAACAGGACGCAGAGTTTTAATCATGGCACAAAAAACAAGACAAAATAAACTTTTTGCGGCAGAGGACTATACAGTTATATACGAGTCGTATGTTAATGCTAACTTCCAAGCATTTGATTACGATACTATTAGAACTGCAATGGTTGCTTATGTTCGCAACACATACCCAGAAAACTATAATGACTGGGTAGAGTCAGCAGAATTTGTATCGCTACTAGATGTAGTTGCACAGTTTGGACATAACTTGGCATACAGGGTAGACCTTAATGCAAGAAACAATTTTTTAACTACAGCCCGAAAACAAGATTCAGTTTTTAAACTAGCAGAGTTTTTAGGATATCAACCCAGACGTAATGTGCCAGCATACGGTGAGATGAAAGTTATAGGAATTAAAACAAACGAATCCGTTATTGGTAGTGCAGGAACTAGCTTAGGTGGAGTAGAAATAAAATATGAAGCTTCAAACAATGTAAGCAACATAGATGATTTTATTACAGTACTTAATGCTACATTAGAAAACAGTAATCAATATGGTAGTCCAAAGAAAAGTTCTATTGTAAATGGAATACAATCAGAATTCTATGATATAAACAATACGCCTAATCAAATTAAGTTTGATGTTCAGGGAATTGTATCAGGTAAGACTGCTACATACAATATCATTAGCAGTGAATTTGATAGTGTCAATAAAGCATTTATGGAAAAGGCACCTAGCCCAATAGGCAGTGTCGGAGTATATTTTAAAAATGATGGCAAGGGTATTAGCAGTGTTAATACTGGATTCTTTATGGGTGTTAAGCAAGGTGCATTATCATTCCAAGACTTTGTTATTGACACTCCAATTGACAGTGCAGTATTAGATGTTACCGCAGAAAATATAAACAACACAGACGTATGGGTACAGAATGTTAATGCAACAGGTAACGTTGTTAAGAATTGGTCTAAAGTTACAGACGTAAACAGTAATGTAATTTATAACAACTTAGCATCAGGTATACGTGATGTATACAGTGTAAAGACTAGAACAAATAATTCAATCTCAATTATGTTCCCATCAAAAGAATTTGGTAATGTTCCAACAGGTACTATTAGAGTTTGGTACAGAACAAGTGCTAATACTACATATGTTGTTAGACCAGATGACTTAACAAATAAAAAAGTAAACATTGGTTACACAGGATTAGATGGAAATACATACACAGCTATTTTATCATTACAATTAAAACAAGCAATTGTTAATGCAACATCAAGTGAGACAATGGATAGCGTTAGAGAAAATGCTCCTAAAAATTATGCTAGTCAAGATAGAATGATTACAGCCCAAGACTATAACACATTGTTATCTAGTCAACAAGGCGGCATCCTTAAACTTAAGAGTGTTAACAGAACATTTAGTGGACATAGTAGATATTCAAAGTTTACAGACCCAACAGGTACATACTCAGATTTATTTCTAAGTGGAAAAGATGCTACAATATATGCATCAGAAAAAGTTATGTCTACTGCTAGTAATGCAACAGACTCTTCTACACAAACATTTGAGAAACATGTTAAACATATTTTAGACAATGACGAATTTATTAACTTATATTATACAAAATATAAAACAGCATTTGAAGCGTTAAGAGGAGAAGAATCTTACACACCAGATTCATTTGTTTGGCAAAGCCCAAGTGAATCAACTAGTGGAATACTAACTGGTTACATCACAGACACTTCGACTCAAATAGCACGTGTTGGTTCAACAGCAAGTACATACATGAAATACATTACACCAGGTGCTTTAATTAAATTTACAAGCAACAGTAAAACCAAATGGGCTAAGGTAGTAGATATTTTTGCAAACGGCTTAGGTATGGAAACAACAGTTGGTGCTCCAACAGGTAAGCGTACAGATGGAACAGGTGCTATTATATTAGATACTGACATTCCAAATGGTTCAACAGTTAATGTTGTATACCCTGGCTTGTCGAGAAGATTTATTAAAAGAGAAAAAGATGTTATTAAATATTACTTAGAGTCACAGCGTGACTTTAGTATAAAATATAATTACAAGAATAAGAGTTGGGATATTATTGGAGCCACAGGCACATCGGTAGTACCAACAGTAGCTTATCCTACAACATTTAGTTTAGCAGATGATAGTTGGATTCTAAATTTCAAGTTTACCGGATCATCATTTGATATCTACATTAGAACATTAAGATTTAATTTTACAAGTGCTACAGTACGTTTAGGAAACATACAGAACGAATATGAAATTAGTTCTTATACTAAAAAAGCTACACGTGATAAAATTACTGCTATTGGCGTAG